TGTCTCTGTGAAGGAAATTTCGCTGAGGGTTGTGGTTTTACCTCTAGCTATATAGCCAAGTATACAGACCGCAATCAAGCTCAAACCAGCCGAGGGTGAGAAATCGTGAAAACTGAACCTAAAGAAATCACGCCTGCGCCTGCTCTTCCGGCCCGATGGGTGAAGGTCAGAGCAGAGGTCATCGCCAAACTCGGGGAGCCTTCGCTTTTGGATGTTGAGCTGGTGGATCAAATGATCGTGAACCTCGTGGAAGCTGAGACTGCTTTGAGGGTCGCTGCTCAGGAGCCTTACACCGCAGGCAGCCGGGATCAGCTTACCGAACACCCAGGATTTCGTCTGGCCGCTCGATGCGAAGCGACCGCCCTGGCTATCGCAACCAAACTAGGAGTGATCGGTGCCGTCAGAGCTTCAGTCGAAGACGAAGAAGACGAAAAGCCGCAAGGTGTCGAAGACGAGCTTGCCGAAATCCGAGCGAGAAAAGCCGGATGAGCTTTCGACCTTTGAGCGGTTTTGCTCTCAGGTAATCCTGCCAAGCGGTGAGGCTATGACGCTGGAGCCCTTCCAGCAGCAGCTGCTCACTGACTACTTCGAAGGCGTGAGGGAAACCCTCATCTTGATTCCAAAGAAGAATGGGAAATCAAGCCTTCTGGCTGTGCTTTCGCTTTACCACCTGCTGACCACTCCCGACGCGGCCTGCTATCTCGGAGCATCTTCAAGGGAGCAGGCCAAGATCATGTTTGACGAGGCGGTGAAGATAATCCGCCGAACTCCCTGGCTGACTGAACGCTCAGGCAAATACGGGGATGGACTGCTTCAGATCCAAGACGGCTACAAGCGCATTTTGAACACTGCCGACTCTGGAGCCATGAAGGTATTGGCCGCAGATGCCAACACCGCAGACGGTGTTATTCCAACGCTGGCTTTGGTCGACGAGCTCCACCGCCACAAGACTTCTGACCTGTATGCGGTCTTTCGTGATGGGCTGGGACCACGCAAGGGCCAGATGATTACGATTTCCACTGCCGGTGATGACCTTGACTCACCGCTGGGGCGGATTCGCTCAGACGCTCGCAAGCTGCCGGGCTTGACCAGTGATGGTGCCTACCACTACGCCCGCTCAGGCTCGCTGGCCTATCACGAATATGCGCTAGAGCCAACTGCTGACCGCAACAACCTTGAGCTGGTCAAAAAGGCAAACCCCGCCAGCTGGCAGACAATGGAGGAGCTGGAGATTCGCCAAGAGTCTTCAACCATGCGCTCATGGGAGTGGGCCCGCTTTGCCTGCGGTGTCTGGGTTTATGGCGAAGACACAGCGATAACTGACACCGAGTGGCGCGGCTGCGCTGATCGAAAAGCCCGCATTCCAGACGGGGCGCAAGGCGTGATGGTCGGCATTGATGTTGGACTCAGGCGAGACACCACCGCGATTGTGCCGGTGTGGCAGGAGAGTGAAGAGGCCCAGATTGTGGTTCACCCACCCGCGATCATTAGCCCGCCAGATGAAGGCGCAACAACCTTCAAAACCATTCTGGCTGCCATTGAGAAGTTCGGAGCCAAGTGGTCTGACATGACGGTGGTGATCGACCCTAATGCTGGCGGTGAGATCCTTGCCGACCGCATCGAGAATGACCTGGGCTTTGATGTGGTCATTCATTCGCAGCAGCCGCAGCCAATGGCCATGGCAGCCCAGCGGCTGGTTTCGGCAATCGGAGAAGGCCGGCTGATTCACCCAGATGATTCCGAGCTAAACCGCCATGTGCTCTCAGCCACCGCCAAAACGGTTGGCGAGTCCTGGCGCTTTGACAAATCAAAGAAGCGCAATGTGCCAAACGATGGCGTGATTGCGCTGGCCATGGCCGTCAGCCAAGTGGTCGCACCTACTAACGCACCCAGTGTCTACGAAGAGAGAGAGATGGTGGTTTTGTGACATACCTATTCTTCGCGGGCCTTGCCTGTGTAGTTGCTGGATTCGCTTGGATCTTCCCGCCAGCTGGCCTGATTGCCGCTGGACTTTTTGCCGTTGTCATCGCCCTGAAGGTAGGTGAAGAGGCTTGAGCTTCCTAGACCGATTGCGCGGTGAAACGCGCTCAGCTCAGCTCGCAGCGCCACCAACATGGCTCATGGAGGCACTGAACCCTGGCGGCTCGCTGATTGGCAAGCCGGTTTCTGTTCAAAACGCTCTCGGGCTGGTGCCCATTTATTCAGCAGTCCAGCTCATCTCAGGCACGGTTGCCACGATGCCGCTGAAGGTCTACAGAACCGTCAACGGTGAAACCACCGAAACCACCGGCCCAATGTCTGACCTGCTCCACTATCAGCCAAACCCAGAGATGGCAGCTGAAGAACTCTGGAGCATTGTGACCTCCCACCTGCTGCTCTGGGGCAATGCCTTCCTTTACAAAAAGCCGGGCCCGCTTGGAGTCTCTGAGCTTTGGCCCATCTCACCGAGGCGGGTTTCTGTTGCTCGAATCAACACGCAGCGGGTGTTCTATGTGGACGGCAAAACCTTTTCTGAGACTGAGATTCTCCAGATCCGTGGGCTTTCCGAAGATGGGCTGGTTGGATATTCGCCAATCCAAGTCAACAAGCAGGCGATTGCCAACGCCCTTGCCCAGCAGCGGTTCGTGGCTGAGTTCCTGAATGAAGGCGGCAGGCCGTCAGTCATCTTGCGCCATCCGAACCAGCTTTCAACGGATGCGGCCAAGCGGCTGAAGGCATCATGGGAGTCAGTTGGCTCAGGCGGGACTGCCGTGCTGGAAGAAGGCGTGGAGGTTGAGAAGTGGACGATGCCCCTGGCCGACGCTCAGTTTGTCGAGCAGCAGCAGTTCTCAGACTTGCGGATTGCTCAGATGTTCAACCTGCCGCCATCGAAGCTGGGTGCCAAGTCCGGTGACTCGCTGACCTACTCAACCACTGAGCAGCAGGCCAAAGCCTTCCTGACTGATTGCCTGAATCCCATTCTTGTCCGCATTGAAAACTCACTGCGGCGTGACGCAGACATTCTTCCTGTCGATTACCAGGCCGAGTTCCTTGTTGAAGGAATCCTGCGGCCCGATACCAAAACCCGCTTCGAGGCTTACAAGGTCGCACTCGAAGCTGGGTTCATGACAATCGACGAGGTTCGACTCAAGGAGAACCTTCCCACGTTAGGAGAAACGCAAAATGAGACCGAGTGACCCACCGGCACCTCGCGGCCTCTGCGAGATTCGCGGCCTTGAGCTGCGTGACGCTGAACCCGATCCAGACACTGGCGCAAACCGCTGGGAGTTCGTAGGACATGCTGCCGTCTTTGACTCACTCTCAGAGAACCTGGGGGGCTTCCGTGAAGTAATCAAGCGCGGAGCCTTCAAGGAAGTTCTGACCGATGACGTGCGGCTGCTGGTCAATCACGACCCGAACATGCCGCTGGCACGTGGCGAGCAGCTGGAGCTCACCGAAGATCCGACTGGGCTTCAGGTTAGGGCGATGATTCGTGAGGATCTTTCCTACGCCCGTGACCTTCGGATCAACCTGGAGGAAGGCAACGTCACGCAGATGAGCTTTGCCTTCGGCTCCGATGTGGAGGACGATTGGACCGAGGACGCGGACGGGCTGCTGGTGCGGACCATCAAGCGGTTCGGTTCACTGTTTGACGTTTCTCCCGTGACCTACCCGGCATACCCCGCGACTGACGCGGCGATTCGGGCGATCAACAGACTTGGCAGAGGTGACATGAACATCTCTGCCGAAGAGTGGAACGCGATTGACGCATTCCGCAGCACGCCGACTGAGGTGGACACAGAAGCACGCGACGATAAGGCTGACTCTCCAGAGCTTGTCGATGAGGTCGCTGTGTCTGAAGAGAGTACGGAAGTCGCAGACGACGAACGCGGAGCAGGTCTGACGACCGTGGCCGCATCACGTCGCATCTCACTACTGGCCAACAGAGCCAGGTCATAACAAAGCAATCCGAAAGGAGAAACGCGATGAGCGTTTCCATAATCGAAGACCTTCGCGCACGGCGCAAGGGACTTCTGGACGAGATGCGAAGCATCCAGTCCGCAGCCGAGGCCGCTGACCGCGACCTCACAGCAGAAGAGGCACAGGAGTTTGGGCGGCGCGAAAGTGATTTCGATGCCATCTCAGAGCGGGTTGACCGTCTTGAGAAGCTCGAAGGACTCGCAGTTGACAGCCACCGGGCGAACCCGGCGATGGTTGACTCTGACTCTGAGCCGACCGTTTCCGTCGATCCGGCTGAGCAGCGTGAAGTCGAGATCCGCGCCTTCGAGAACGTCCTGCGTAACAAGGGCGACCTCAGCAAGCTGGCCAAGGAAGAGCGTGCCGCTCTCCAGGTCGGCACTGACTCAGAAGGTGGCTTCACCGTTCCTGACGCTTTCCTGCGCCAGATCGTTGAGTCCATGCGTGAGTTCGGTGTCATCAACGCCCTCGCCACCCACATCACCACGGGTGACAACGGCCAGCTGACCATCCCGACTGTTGCCTCCAACTCAACCGCAGCGTGGACCGCTGAAGAGGCCGCATTCACCCAGGCAGAAGGCACCTTCGGTCAGATCGTGCTCAACGCCTACAAGGTCGGTGTCATCTCCAAGATCAGCGACGAGCTGATTCAGGACAGCGCCTTCGACCTGCTGAGCTGGCTCGCCAAGGATCACGGCGAAGCTCTCGGGCTCAAGACCGGCGAGGCTTACGCCACCGGCGCTTCCAACTCGACCACCACCCCGAAGGGTCTGCTCAACAGGGCGACTGCTGGAGTGACCACTGCGGTCAACACCGGCTTCACCGCTGACGAGCTCATTGACCTGGTTCATTCGGTGACCTCGCCTTACCGGGCGAACGCCTCGTGGATCATCAACGATGCGACGGTCAAGATCGTCCGCAAGTTCCAGGACCAGGATGACCAGTACATCTGGCAGCCGGGACTCCAGGCCGGTACGCCTGACCTGCTGCTTGGCAGGCCGGTATACACCGACCCGCACGTGGACACGGTTGCGGCGACCAAGAAGGTTGCCATCTTCGGTGACATCGAGAAGGGCTACATCATCCGCGACGTGGAAGGTGTGACCGTGAAGGTGCTCAACGAGCTCTACGCAGCCGCCGGCCAGGTCGGATTCCGCACCTCGCTGCGGACTGACGGCGATGTTCGTGACACCGCTGCTGTGAAGTCGCTGGTCATCAAGACCTGATCGACGCTCACTAGGACTAGGACGGGGGGCACCAGCCCCCCGTCCGAATCCTTTACAGACTGGAGCTCCAAGTGAAGATACGCATGAACACAGACTTTGGAACCGTGGATAAGAACTACCACGCAGGGCAGGAAGTAGACGCAGACAAGGAAGAGGCCGTGGCGCTGATTGAAGCCGGCTACGCTGAACCAGTCGGTGCGGCACCGGCCAAACGCGCAGCGACTCGGAAGGCTCCAGCCTCCAAGTCTGACAAGTAGAAATGGCCTTCGTTCCTAGAGCCTGGGAGAACTGGCCCTCGCGGGAAACCCCGCTGGACGAGTTCAACCTGAATGACTTTGAGGACCGGATTGAATCCGCGTTTGATGAGATCGAGCTGACCCCAGGGCCAGCAGGAGCGACCGGAGCCACCGGCCCTAGCGGTCCTTCTGGGGCAGGGGGAGCAACCGGGCCAAGCGGAGCCGCAGGCGCAACCGGCGCAACCGGCCCTAGCGGACCCACAGGACTTACCGGGGCGACAGGACCATCTGGCGTAACCGGGGCAGCAGGCGCAGATGGTGCCACCGGACCCACAGGAGTTACAGGCGCAACCGGACC